AAACAACTTCAAGAATATACTCTTTGTATGGAAGACCCAATATATTTTATACAAAACTATGTAAAAATTATTTCTCTTGATGAAGGCCTAGTACCATTTAATATGTATTCTTTTCAAAAAGAAATGGTTGGTACGTTTCATAGCAATCGTTTTACTATTTGTAAATTACCCAGACAGTCTGGTAAGTCTACTGTTATGGTATCTTATTTATTACATTATGCTTTATTTAATCCCAGTGTTAATATTGCAATACTTGCAAACAAAGCTGCAACCGCAAGAGATTTATTAAGTAGACTACAACTTGCATATGAACATTTACCTAAGTGGTTACAACAAGGAGTTATGTCATGGAACAAAGGAAGTTTAGAACTTGAAAATGGTAGTAAAATATTGGCGTCTTCTACTTCAGCTAGTGCGGTTCGTGGTGGTTCTTATAATATTATATTTCTTGATGAGTTTGCGTATGTTCCCAGTAATGTAGCTGAACAATTCTTTAGTTCTGTTTATCCCACTATTTCATCTGGTAAAACTACAAAAGTCATGATAGTATCAACCCCACACGGTATGAATATGTTCTATAAGATATGGACAGATGCAGAGGAGAAGAGAAACACATACGTTCCTATTGAGGTTCATTGGAGTGAAATTCCAGGCCGAGATGAAAAATGGAAAAAAGAAACTATTTCAAATACTAGTGAACAACAATTTAACACAGAATTTGAGTGTGAGTTTCTTGGTTCTATCAATACTCTTATAACTGCAAAGAAACTTAAAGTAATACCATACAGAGAACCTAAACAATCAAACGCAGGCCTTGATGTACATATCTCACCACAAGAGGGACATACGTATGTAATTACTGCTGACGTTGCTCGAGGAACACAAAATGATTATTCTGCATTTATTGTAGTTGATGTAACAGAAATGCCTTACAGGGTGGTTTCGAAATATAGAGACAATGAAATAAAACCTCTTCTATTTCCAGCAAAAATTTATGAAGTTGCTCGTGCATATAACCAAGCATTTGTTCTTGTTGAAGTAAATGATATTGGTGAACAAGTTGCAAACACTTTACAGTTTGACTTGGAGTATGACAACCTTATAATGGCATCCATGCGTGGACGGTCAGGACAGGTACTAGGAGGGGGGTTCAGCGGTGGAAAAGCGCAATTGGGAGTTAGAACTACTAAGGCTGTTAAAAGAATAGGATGTTCTAATCTCAAACAATTAATTGAAGATGATAAACTTATAGTAGAAGATTTAGATATTATTAGTGAATTATCTACATTTATTGTAAAGGGTTCTTCATATGAAGCTGATGATGGATGTAATGATGATTTAGTTGCTTGCTTGTTTATATTTGCGTGGGTAACAGATCAACAATATTTTAAAGAATTAACAGATAGTGATGTACGTATGACAATGATGAGGGAACAACAAAATGCATTAGAACAAGATATGGCTCCTTTTGGTTTTGTTATTAATGGTTTAGAAGATGAAAATATAGGAAATATGGTAGATGAGTACGGCACAAAGTGGGCCGCAGTAGTGAGAGATTATGGATCAGATTGGTGATGTTATATAAATTCTATTAAATCGTTATCAACTTTAATCCAACAATTAGAACATAATATTATACTTTCATCAATAAGAGAGAATATTTCTTTTCTACTCTTAGGATTAGTTCCTACTCGTTTTGTTATTTTTCGTATTTCCGAATCATGAGGATAGTATTTTAAACACACAGTTTCACTCTCACCACAATGTTTACAAGATTTATTAGCTAAATTTTCATTTAACAATATAATTCTTTTACGATAGTTTCTACGAGCTACTTTTTTAATAGTGTCTTTATACTTCTCATAATGTGTATTTACCATGTTAATATTTATATGTTATAACACTTATAAAAACTGTTTTTGTAAGTTTCTTTTTTTATAAATATCTGTATACAAACAAAAACCAACTCTTAAAGATAAGGAGTACAAATTAATGTCTTTTCTAGTTTCTCCTGGCGTTCATGTCAAAGAGATTGATTTAACTAATGTTGTTCCATCAGTTGATACTACAATTGGTGCAATTGCTGGGCCTTTTGAAAAGGGCCCCGTATCTTCAATAGTTACAGTCACATCTGAGTCTGATCTCCTCAACAATTTCGGTAAACCAAATTCAAGCAATTTTGAATTTTGGTTCACTGCTTCTAATTTCTTAAAATACAGCAACACTCTAAAAGTTGTTCGTGCAGAATCAGCACTCTTAAACGCTTCTGAAGGTGGTACTGGATTATTGATACGCGATAGTGATCAATATCTTACAGATTACTTTTCTGAAACAGGTGATGGTCAAGTAACTACTAATGATTGGTATGCACGTAGTGCTGGTATTAATGGTAACTCTATTGGTGTTGAAGTTTGTCCTTCTCCACAAGGATACGAGCAAGACTTAGGTACAAACAACCTAGTAAACGGTGCTGGAGCTATTGGTGATAAAACGATTACAGTCGATGATGCTGATGAATCAGGATTTGCTTTCCAAGTTGGAGACATGATCAAGTTTCATACAACTGCTTCTGTAACTGCTGTTGTTAATGGTGCTCTTACATCTTCTATCAACCTTGTAGTTGATGCAAACTCTGGTACTGCTGCTGTAGGTCAACGTGTTATTGGTGCTGGTATTACTGATATAGTTAAAATTAAAACAGTTACTTCTCAAACTGCTCTTATTTTAGATAAAGCAATTACGGTTGCAGATGATGTAGTGTTAGCACTTTCACCATATGCATCTGTTGAATCTGGTGATACTCAATACGAAGTTACTTCTATTAGTGGTGAAGTATTAAGTATTCGTTTAAAAGATGACCCAGATCAAGGTGGATTGCAAACTATTATCCCTGATAATTCTTTGATTACAAGACGCTGGCGTTGGGCAGATTTATTTAATTCTGCTCCTGGCCAATCTGCATATAACTTAGCAAATGGTCGTGGTACTGGTGATGAATTACACGTTGTAGTTTTTGATACAACTGGTCTTATTACTGGTTCTGATGTAGATGTTGCTGGTCAAAGAGGTAATGCTGTACTAGAAACTTATGCTAACCTATCAAAAAATCCAGCTGCTAAAGGGCCTCAAGGAGATAGTATTTACTATCCAACAGTCTTCTTTAATCAGTCTGAGTTTGTTTTCTGGGGTGATCATATTGCTGCTGGTACTAACTGGGGTACTGATACTGCAACTGCATATACATCAGTTGTTCCTATCACTACAGTTTCTTTGGCTGGTGGAACAGATGATTATTCTGTTACTGCTGGTGAATTAGAACTTGCTTATGATAAGTTTGGTGACGCTGAAGGAGTAGATGTAAATCTAGTTCTTGGTGGGCCAAGTTCTGGTGTTACTGATTCAGCTGCTGGACAAGATACTCATGTAACAATGATTACTTCTCTTGTAGAAGGCCGTAAAGATTGTGTTGGATTTGTTTCGCCATTCCGTTCTGCAACGGTTGGTATTGCAAACACAACTACACAAACAGAAAATGTAACTTCTGCATTTGAGTTATGCCCATCATCTTCTTATATGGTTTTTGATAGCAGTTACAAATATATTTACGACAAATATGCTGACGTATATCGTTATGTTCCTTTGAATGGGGATATTGCTGGCCTTTGTGCTCGTACTGATGGTGTTGCTGATCCTTGGTTCTCTCCAGCTGGTTATAATCGTGGAAATATTCGTGGTGCAATTAAATTATCTTACAATCCATCTCAGGGTGAAAGAGATCAATTATATCGCTTTAGAGTTAATCCTGTTGTTAACTTCCCAGGCCAAGGTGTGGTTCTGTTTGGTGACAAGACTGCTCTATCAAAACCAAGTGCATTTGATCGTATCAATGTTCGTAGATTGTTCTTGGTTCTTGAAAAAGCAATCGCAACTGCATCTAAGTTTCAACTATTTGAGTTCAATGATGAATTTACAAGAGCTCAATTCCGTAACTTAGTAGAACCTTTCTTGAGGGATGTTCAAGGTCGCCGTGGTATCACTGACTTTAAGGTAGTCGCTGACGCAACAAACAACACAGGCGAAGTTATTGATCGTAATGAGTTTATTGGTGATATTTACATCAAACCAGCTCGTTCTATTAACTTTATTACCCTAAACTTTATCGCAACTCGTACAGGGGTTGCCTTTAGCGAGGTAGGAGGTTAATCATGGCTAATATAGATGACTTTAAAGCTAACTTAATCGGTGGTGGTGCAAGAGCTAACCAATACAGGGTTACTATTACTCCCCCACCCGGCATTGCAATTGGACTTGATGTTCGTAGAACTTCATTTCTAGTAACTGCTTCTAATTTGCCCGCTTCAACATTGGGTGAAATTCCTGTTCCTTTTCGTGGAAGAAACATTTATGTATCTGGTGATCGTCCAGCTCCAGAGCCTTGGTCTACTACCTTCATGAATGATACTGACTTCATGATTAGAAATGCAATGGAAAGATGGCAGAATGGTATCAACGATTATGCAAATAATACTGGTGCTGTTGCTCCTGCTGATTATCAAACCGATTTGACTGTAGAACAGTTGGATCGGGATGAAACTGTATTGAAGAGTTATATCTTCAGAGCAGCATATCCATTGACAGTTGGTACGATTGAACTAACAAATGCTGAAGCAACTGAGATTGAAACCTTTGAAGTAACTTGGCGATATCAGCACTTTGAACCTTCTGGAGTTTCGTTCTAATTTACCTACTAAATAGAACGTAGGAGAAATATAGAATGGCTGAACTTTTCGGGTTCCGTATAGAAAGACCAAAAAAAGCAGAGGGTAGTGTACCATCATTCACTACCCCCACTGCTGACGACGGCACACTTGATATTGCTGGCGGTGGTTTTTTTGGACAAATATTAGATACTGATGGTAGAGAGAAAACTGATTTAGATTTAATCAGGCGATATCGTGATATCGCACAACAACCAGAATGTGATACTGCAATTGAAGATATTATTAATGAGGGTATCGTTTCAAATGAGGATGATCAAGCAATACAAATTACTCTTGATCGTTTACCTTATCCAGAAAAAATAAAAAGAAGAATAAGAGAAGAGTTTGGTGAAGTATTGAGGCTCCTTCATTTTGAGCAGAAGGGTCATGATATTTTTAGGCGTTGGTATGTCGATGGTAGATTATTTTATCATAAGATTATTGACACTAAAAATCCAAAACAGGGTATTATAGAACTTAGGTATATAGACCCAACAAAAATAAGAAAAGTTCGTCAAGTTAAAAAAGCTAAGAGTAATAAAACTGGTGTTGATATGATTGATGCCGTTGATGAATATTATCTTTATAATGAAAAAGGTTTGTCTTCTTCTGGAACAGGCGGTGGTGGTTCTGGTTTGAAGATAGCTCCAGATGCAATATCATATGCACCATCTGGCTCAGTTGATGGTAACTCTGGTAGAGTTTTATCATACTTACATAAAGCAATTAAACCTGTCAATCAATTACGTATGATCGAAGATGCTCTTGTTATCTATCGTATATCACGAGCTCCAGAAAGACGTATCTTTTATATTGATGTTGGTAATCTTCCAAAGATTAAAGCAGAACAATATCTCAAAGATGTTATGAATCGTTATCGTAACAAATTGGTATATGATGCATCTACTGGAGAAATCCGTGATGACCGAAATCATATGTCAATGTTAGAAGATTTTTGGTTGCCTCGCCGTGAAGGTGGTAGAGGTACAGAGATCACTACTTTGCCGGGCGGTTCTAATCTTGGTGAAATTGATGATATTACTTATTTCCAAAAGAAACTTTATAAGTCTTTGAATGTTCCCATCTCTCGTATGGATTCTGAAGCAGGGTTTTCTTTAGGAAGAGCTTCTGAAATAACAAGAGATGAACTTAAATTCTCTAAGTTTGTGCAACGTATTCGTAAGAAGTTTGTACCTTTATTTACAGACATTCTTAAAACACAACTTCTATTAAAGGGTGTTATTGCTCCAGAAGATTGGGCTACGATGCAAGAGCATATTCAATATGACTTTCTACAAGATGGTCACTTTGCAGAGCTTAAAGATGCAGAACTTCTTAATGATCGTATTCAAACACTTGATTCAATTCAATCATACATTGGTACATTCTTTAGTAAAGAATATGTACTGAAGAAAGTATTACGTATGAAT